AAGCCCACTGTCCAAGTTGTCGTTGATGCAGGTGCGGTTGATCCGTTTTGTACTCTTATTTGAAGTCTCAAAATAGTATCCTGAGCAGGGATATTCTCTACCCTTGATGCTCTTACGATTGCCTGTACTGTTAATGATGAAGCGGTCAATTGGTCCATCAAAGTGGCAACACCATCTTCAGACTGAATAATACCCATGTGCCCCGGAGCGCTAGTGGCGTTAACTGTAGGAGTGGTGAATCCTGAGTTCCACCCTCTACGCTGACAGTCAAAGTCCATCTGTGTGGCGTTTGTTCCTTGATATCTTGACTGGTAATAGTTCCAACCAAAAAGAGACAGAGTTCCTGATCCGGAGGCTGGCCATCCTGCTACTGTAAAGTTTACGTTGTTGCCTGAAACTGAAGCGATTGCATATCTACCCGGAATAGCAGCAGCAACACCAGATATAGCCCCGATGTACATTGATTGACCAACGTTCTGAGATGTAAATGTGTTATTTGGGATTGTTACTGTTATAGATGTTGCCGAGTTAACCGTGACAGCTAAACCATCACCAATAACGTCTACCAATTCTACAAAGAAGTTTTGGTTAATAATACGCTGGGAAAGAATTGATTTCCATTTAGCAATTAAAGAATCTGAAAATGTCTCCATTGAGCGCAAAATAGTCTCAGAGTTTGCCGTTGTCCCTGTAGTAATGACAAGGTTACCGGCAGACTGGGAAACAGTTTGACCTGAGCCAGTTTGAATAACAGAGAAAAAATCACCATCAACACCTGAGCCAATTACTTTAGCAAAATTGGATCTCCACCTCTTTAACGGAAGTGGGCGAACTGGTACAAACTGATCACCCTGTTCTGGAAGAGTGGTTTTACCTACATCATATAGAACTTGAAGAACATCGCCTGCAGATTGAGCTGATGTATCGTATTCAAGCGTTAAAACACCACTGGCAAACGAGCTATATCCAAGCCCTGCTTTTCCAGTCGCATAAATAACCTGACCTCGAGTCATGTTAATTACGGCCATTAGTTTTTTTAAACTAAACCCACTAAATGCTGAGAAGTTTAATGTCCTTGCTGCTGGTGTAAATGTTGGTACAAAATCGAGTATTTGTTTCATGTTTATCCAAAGATTAGAGCGTTAATAAATGACTCTGAGTCAACGTATGATTTATTAGCGGCGTGTGTGTTTACTGTTGGTGCAGGTACGTTTTCCAGCGTTCCAGAGGTTAAGCTTAGTCCTTTAGAATGGAACTTCCCTGTACTGTCAATCTTGGCAGATTCAACTGCTCCCGTATCAGTAGCAAATCGGATTTCTGCGCCTGCTGTGTCTGTTAAAATATTTAGAGTTCTTTTTGCAAACAGACCGAAAGTGTTCGCCTGCCAAATACCATAGGCGTTTGCAGCTCCAAGAGAATTAAGTGCTCCAATCTGGATAACTTCACCGTCATCGGCCCTAGCATTGATGCAAGAATACCCTGCGGTGTTAACGTTATTAACTTTAATTCCGGCAAATTCTAGGCCGTTGTTTCCGTTAATTGTCACAGAATTGGTCAGTACAGCTCCGCTAGGGTCACTAAAGTCTGACAGTACAGTAGTGCCATCATTGGCATAAAGTCTTCTTGCTCTGTAATCAAGAGAAGTTATTTCGTCAGCATCTTTTAGATACCTATCTTGAAAGTCTATGGACTGCCTTGCTGAAACATCGTACATCTTTCTAGCATCAAGGTCTATTGCAGTGGCTCCATCATAACCTATAGTCCTAGCTCTGATTGCATTCCAGTTTTGACCACTTTCACCGATATTATAGGCCCCATCAGTGTCTGGTAAAAGTGTTGTATTAATAGCAACACTTGCAAGGTTTGATAGGCTGTCGTTAGCTGGAGCAAAACCGAGCAGTGGCTGATATGAAGCAAGGTAGCCGACGATGGCATCGTAAATCGCTTTTACTGTTGGAAACAGAGTGTTGCTTCCAGTGTTGCCGGTAAAGTTTGTTGTCTTGTTTGAAGCGTTTTCAGGAGTAAATCCAAGGGCGTTTTGCTTACCGTTCCAAGTGGACTTTTCTGAATCAGCTACAAAGCGATTAGAGGCATCGGTGGCAATAGTTGTAGGTGCCTGAGTTCCTGTATGATTGACCCTATTTAAAAGGAACGCATCTGTAGAGTTAGCAGTTGCACCAGTAGCAATGCCGTCTAGTTTTGTAGCGTCTGCATCAGTTACAAATCTTTTATCAGTAGAATCTGTTATGTTGGCAGTCGTGGTTGTGTCCACATTAACTACGTTAGATAAACCGACTTGCGCTTTAGTTACACTGTGAGGATTGGAGGTTGATCCAATGTGCGTATCAATCTGAGCATGGGTGTTTGTACCAATGTTAGAAAGAGAAGTGTGGTCAGTAACTCCAGTGCTAGGTGTAGACGGTGCCCAGTTTGTACCATTCCAAGTAACAACTTGACCGCCTGTAGCTCCGGATTGTGTCAGGTCTGACAGCGCATGGGTATGCGATCCGTTTGCCTTAGAGTTCCAAGTAGATTTCTCAGCGTCTGTAACAAATCTGTTTGATGAATCTGTTGCTATTGAAGCAGGTGATTGTGTTCCAGTGTGGTTTGCTCTACTCAGTAAAAAAGCGTCTGACGAGTTAGCTGTAGCGCCTGATGCTATGCCAGCAAGTTTAGACTTCTCTGTAGTTGTATAGTCTTCAGTAGATAAACCCTTACCGGCTACTTTATCAACCTTGTCGGCTAGGAGCGTAGTTACAGATGAGGTTGTGGCGTATCCGCTTAGGTCTTGATCGCCAGTGTTAACGCCGCTGGTGTTAGATATAATTGTCTTTTCAGCATCAGTAACAAATCTCTTGTTGGTAGAGTCTGTGATGTTTGATGTTGTAGACGTATCAAGGTTAGGAACGTTACTAAGCCCTACCTGTGTTTTTGTAACTGAGTGAGGGTTGGAAGTCGATGAAATATGCGACTGAATGTTAGAGTTCTTAGGCTCAAAATTAGCGTTAGATTCTGTCTCTGTGAAATACCTAGTGTCTAGCTGTCCAGCATCTAGGAGAGTTTTTGTGTAGTATATCGCGTCTCCACGAGTGTCATTATGGTATTGGGTGTGGTCATCATCGGATAGGCCGGTAAGATCTCCGTGATCGGTGATGATTACACCACCTTCTCTAGCTATCCAATCGTCCACAGTCGATGTGCCAACTGAAAAGAACTCTGTGCCAGATGTTGTATTAATCCAGTGTATCCCCGCCTCTGGTGGTGCCAGTGTAGGGTCAGTGTCTTTTCTAATTATGTGTGGATAATTCATAGGGCCTCATCATCGTTGTACAAAATAGAGTCTTCATCAAAGACAATCCTTGCGACTGGGTAAGTTACCGTGTAGTCAGTGTCTAATAGTATAGACTTAATCACTTCAGATTTACTAACAGATGATCCTGTGGATGGCCCAACAAAATCTAACCTTCCAGTAAAGGGGTTAAATGTTATGCTCACAGTCTTCTCACTCTTAAAACATCAGACTTTGATGAATTAGTGAAAGTGACCTGAACTGTGGCCACTAGGACAGCGTCTTTATAGTATTTGTAGTTTGTAATTGTAGAGGTAGCAAATTCCGCTTGAATGTCATCGTAAGATACACCTTCAAGTAATCCGGAATCACCTTCCATTGATACAGCAACTTTAGTCTGACCATCGTCGGTCTCTCTAAATTTAGCCTTCTCTCTGTCGATTATGTTATTGGGAAGCGCCATTGTCTATCTCACTTGCCTTTACTTGATCCTGTAAAACATTAGAGACATCTTCTTCATACCAAGCAAACCAATTTTTTCCATCGAACATTATCTTATAAACAAAGTAACGATCTTTCTTGATGCTATTTTCCATACAAAGCTTCTTAAGCCCTTCTGGTGTTTTAGCTCTGATGTAATTTGGTAGTTGCTGCATTTAATTTAAAAGGGGAGGTTTCCCTCCCCTAATCTTAATTAGTCGTTAAGACCTTGAATCAAAGCTGTTTTACCAGAAGCTGCACCTTTAAGGCCAGTCTGGAGAGCTTTAATAGAAAAAAGCTGGTCAATTGCTACACGTTCAGCGCCTACGCCGTACTCATTAGCACCTTGAGCTGACATTGCTGGAGCTGACTGGAATCCGATTGCGAGACCACCCTTCTCAAACATGAACAATTGTTTATCAGCAAGGCCGTTGTGGACGTAAACAGGCATACCGAGGATTGAACCAATTACGCCTGTAGGGATGTTACCCTGACCGTAAACATCAGCGCGTTTGAACTCATCAAGGCCAAACAACACTGCTTCCTGAGCAGGTGAAGCGATGATAGAGCAGCTTTGCATGATAGCGTCTGCTTTAAGAAGGTTCTTACGCATAGCCAGAAGGTTAGCATAAGTAACGTCTGCATCTGTACCAACGTTTTGGAAAGTAGCTGCACCAGCGGCAAGAGCTACAATGATTTGCTCATCAATATAGCGGCCGTGAGCAGCAGAAGCGAACTTAGCGTACTCAAGTTCTACGTCGATGTTAGCTTGTTTCTTAGTAACAGCGTCGATCACGTAAGCAACGTAAGCCCTAAAGTTAAGGTTCATTGTGTCGAGAGAAGCTGTAAGAGCTGTTGCATCACCAGCAGCCCCTTCTGTTCTGTTAACAACAGAGAAAGAAGTTAGCTTAGGGAATGAAATTGAAAGAGATCCCGGAACTGCGAAAGCTGAAACGTCTGTTACAGTGTTTTTCAACATTGCATTAAACGCTAGTTCGCGCTGTACTAGCTTAGAAATAAGAGCTTGTTTGGTTGAACCTAGTTCGGTACTACCTGCGATTGCGTCGGCCATTTGATGTTCTCCTTGAAGTTATTTAAGTAATCCTAATTTATGCTGCTCTTTAATGTATGCCTCTAATTCCTTAGGGGTCATTTCGTCAGTGCTTTTACCACCAAAAGTCGCTGTTGAGGCTGACTTGTTTGGTAGCTTTGCACCACTGTTAAAGTCGATTAAGTGAGAGTGTTCTTTTACAAACTTACTCACAACACCTTTAACTGATTCCTCATCAATCCGCTTTGTTTCTGGATCAATGGCAATCTTTTCAAACTCAATGAACGTTGTGTAGTCCTTATTCTTAAGTCTTCCACCTAAATGCTTTTCAAACTCCTGATACTTCATTCCGTTGACGATTGATGCTTCCTGCTCATTGAGAATTTTAGTTTTCTCATCGAGCTGCTGCTTATAGATATCAGCGAGCTTTTTATACTCGTTTTGTTCTGTAAGCTTTGCCTCTGTACCTTTAGCCTTCTCTTCCTCTAGTTGTTTAGCAAGATCTTTAAACTTCTTTGCCTCTGAAAGGACGCGCTTATAGGTCTCGTAAGACACTTTGTCATTGGATTGATTCTCAGTTGATCCACTGGATTCTTGAGTTGTGGCACTGCCAGCATTTGATTCGCTCATTTTAATAGTTCTCCTATAAATTTAACTTGTCAAATTATTTTAACAAGTCACGTAAACCATCTTCTAATAGTTGTCTTGTTAGCTCAGTGACCTCTTGCAGCTCATCATCTGACAGCTTTAAGAACTCAAAGTCTTTACTGATGTCCTCTAGGTGCTTTCTCACTTCGTCATTGGTTGACTTAGTTTTGCCGCCGCTTAATCCGGGTTTTCTTCTTTTGTTGTTAACTGTTACGGTTATTTTTCCATTAGCGACTTTAAATTGCAAAGAATCTAATAACTGACCTGTGGCCGTAAGGTTGGACTTGCTAGGGTCGGTGTCTGATGAAAGATTATCTTTGTACCGTTCACGATATGAGACTGTGGATTTCTCGAGTTTCTTAAGTGGTCCTTTAGACCCCTGACCTTCCTGTCTTGTTCTAAGTCTAACCACCTCAATAATTGCCTGAGCTATCTCTATTGCTACCTTGCGTTGTAGAATCTTAATCCTTCCAGAGAACTTATTTTTAACCTTTCTGATTTGGTCAGACGCGCTCATAGATCCTCTAAGATGTCGAATGTAATTTCTTTAGCCAGCTGCCTGATCTCTTCGTCTGTTAAGTTTGGATCTTCCTCGTTAGAGTATGCGTCTAGGATGACCTCAAGATCGCTATCAGTAATACCAAGAAAGTCTCTGGCCTTCTTCTTATTAGGCTCCCCACCGTAAGAGCCCAATATGTTACCTTCTGCCTTACCGTTAAGCTCTGAATCACCCTTGTCATAGCCTATTGTTATTTCACCAGACTTGTCAGATAAAAGCTTTAAACTCTCCAGCATCTCACCTGATAAAATTAGATCAACATCATTAACATCTGACCCCTTAAGGTCTGCATATTTTTTTGAGTATTTAGGAAACTTCTTATCATTCTTATCTAGTCCGGCCGCACTTCTATTAATGATGTGGTTAATGATAACCTCAGCTACCTTCCTGCGCTCAGCAGGCTTAAGAGTCTTTGGTAAGCTGATCTTCTCTCTAACCCATGTCATTATTGAAGAACCCTTCCGGCGAGTGTTTCAGCAATCATCTTTTCATCATACTCTGGATGAAGTCTTTTAATTGCCTGCTCTAGTGTCATTGTACCTAAATCAATCTCTGACTTGATCTCATTAATAATCTCTTGTCTTGACTGCATTGGCTTAGGTTCTTCAAACTCAACATGAACCTTTTCTGAGTCGCTAAATGGTGCCATTAACCCCGGCACTCCTTCCATCTGAGCAGGATTAATTAGACCTGACTTGATCCAGTAGTTGTGAATATAAGGCAGCTTCTCATTCCATAGCTCTTGTTCGTCTTTCTCGAACCATTCCTGAGACTTCTTTTTAATCTCTGATACATCCATTTCGTCAATGATCTTACTGATGCCTGATGCCATATTAGACGCATCTAGTGAGCCTAGTGAGCCGATACGAATACCCTTAGTTTCTAACCACAAAGTAAACACGCTAACAACAAAGCTTAGAACCTTGTCAGTGTCTGCCTCTGGTTTGATTGTTCCGATTTGAGGTGGTCTGTCGCTTGTACCGTCTGACTTAATATTCCAAAACACATTAGGAGACATTGAGGCGTTTTCAATATTCAAATCAATACCGTAAAGGATTGAAAAGCACTGGTACATCTGAGCGCCCGCAGCATCCGAAATCATGACAGGGATTGCTTTTGTAATCTTAAGCATGTCTGAGTCTTGAACTGGCAGTAGTCTGTTCTTCTGTCTCTTTCCGTAAACGAATGGAATCTTCCCAATTACGTTGATACCTTCATTCTCGATAAGGTCGGAAACTTCAGTATCTCCACTCATATAGAAAGCATCAAACTCATCATCAGTGTAAACGTGAAGTAGCATAGAATCTTCTGAGTCACCCTTCTTACCCATAAACTTAATGAAGATTGTTTCTTCCTCTGGGTTAGTTACGCTGTCACTCATAACTAGAAATGAATCGTATGGAAGCTCTCTCATCGCTGGGTTTCCGTTCTTATCAACGTAAGGCTCCCAAGCAAATCCCTTAAATAGATTTGAGTAGGCGTCTGCAATTTGCCCAGATTGATTCATGTGCAATCTCTCAGAGTAGTAGTCTACAAACTCTTGCACCATTACACTTTCAGACTCTCTTCTAGGTGCCTTTGAATAGGTTGTGCTCACCTTATCAACGAATCTTTGAAGGATATTAATAGGAAGTATTCTATCTCTAATTGTTTCGTAGTATCGAGGTGAAAGACTCTTTTGCATAATAGAGTCGATGTATGGAAGTAGATTGCCCTCGTAAATGTTAAGCGCCTCGGCGTTCTTCATAATGAACTCACGATGAGCGTTAACGTAGGCGATGATTTCTTTTCTTCTGTTTCTTAACATATAGTTTCCTTTATAGTTGGATAGTCGATGGTTTGTTTTCTTTGACAAGAGGTGCTAGTGACCATGCTAAATAACCTAGAGCGTCTGAAATGTGAGTTAGCATCTTGTCAGTTTTTTGATCTAGTGAACCATCTTTCCAAGAAACTTTCTCAAGGTCGTTGATTAGCTTCTTACAGGATGGGTCAATTACTATTCTACCGTCTCTTAATAGTCGGTTAATATTGTTTACCCTGTCAATAACTAGAGGGTTTCTTGTAGGGTGGATTGTGAATCCTGATTCTCTTAGTATTGTATGATCACTTACGCCCGATGTTTTTCTGTTTGATCCGGTTGAGTCTGGATACATTGTGGCCCCTTTATGTCCTGACTTAATCAAGTGGGTTGCCATTTTGTACGTGTCACTATTGTTTAAGAATGCCTCACTAATAACATAGATTGCATTATTACAGTAATGAGCTATGACCGCAGTTGATGGGTCTACGTTAAAGTCAATCCCAATAAGCTTCTGTCCAACGTGGAATGTTTTATCAATCGGTCTAACGTGTGTTTCCCGGTCGAATGCATAGTAAGCTGCACCATCATCATCAGATGAAAACTCACCATCTCTAAAGCGCTTCTTTTGTGCTTCTGAAAGGTTGTCTAGCACCTCTGTAATGTACTCTGGATCAATGTTATCTAGGTTGTCTTTGGGGTTCATTAAAATCGAAGCGTACTTGTTCTTATCCACTGGAACGTTGTCGATTGGGTCAAGACCTTTAACAAACAACCAATAAGACCAGTGCTTCTTTGAAGGTGGATTCATGTCAAAGTAAGCTTTCTTTGTTAGTGAATTCTTTTCTGCGAGTCGCGTGAGAGCAATCTGAACAGACTTAAATGGGATTTGTGAGCATTCGTTAAAATACATTGTTGAGTATTCTTTACCTAAGATCTTCTCAACTCTCTTTTCATCATCAAGCCCTGCTATCCAGATCTCTGACCCGTTAGGTAGCTTTATGTAATAATCCGTTTTATTCCATTCTACATTAAGGTCAGGAAAGCATGTCTTAAGAACCTTAACTAGAGTGTCTGACCATATTGAAGTTTTAACGTGGTTAAAGTTTAAGCGCAGGATTACGTGTCTTGATTGGACCATTGCGGCCCTAACAACTATTGCATAGACAGCAATAAATGTTTTGCCAGATCTGGAACCACCAAAAAGCATTACGTACCTTGATGCACTTGCTAGTAAACGAATTGCTTCTTTCTGTTTTGGCGTCTTCTTAAACTCTGTCACAGAGATGAATCGTCTTGATCTATTTTAATTTGAATTGTTTTCTTTAAGTCATCGCTAACATCATGCTCGACTCTATCTCTAAGTCCTGAGTGATTAACAAGCATCATCTTTGTGATAGCTGAATTGTATTCGCCCATTAGACCTTTCACAGATAAAAATTCTTCCTGGATTGCTTTACATGCGTCATAGGTGCTGCGAAAATCTGGGTTTTGATCGGCCCATCTTTTAAGAGTATTTCTGTCTGTGCCTATTGAAATTGCGTATCTGTTAAGTGTTGGTGGTACGTTTGGCTTTCTTTGTTTGATCTTAACAACTCTTCCGGCCGATGCTGTTTCTACTTCCTCGATAATGTACTCTTCCCAGTTCTGAAAGAATTTAAGCATGTCTTCAATATGTCTTGGATCATAGTCAGACGGTCTTCCCCTTTCCATTATTCATCCACCTTAACAAACGCAACAGTGAACACGCGCTCATTTAGCAAGTAAGATTGCATTAGCTTATTAATGACCTGAATTTCGTTTGGGTTCGCTTCGATAGTAATTGAACAACTACCATCAACTTTAGTCTTGATTGCACTTAGTATGCAATTAATAGCGCCGATCTCTTCCATAATACTCACAGAGCTTAATGTTAATCATCACTGATGATAAAATCAGGCTATGTAAATAGTACTAGTGTGTCAACTGTATAAGCGCCACTTCTTATCAAACTCGTCAAAGGTCCATCCGTTGTCTAAAAGCCATTGCTTATAAACTGGGAACTTTTCACACATGAAGCTAATCCCCTTAGCTCCTTTCATGGTGTGATGAAGTCGGCATAAAGTCATAATGTTCTTCGGGTTATCAATTAGGTCTGGTCGTGCTTTCTGAGTAGCAACATGATCAGGATCTAGCGGATGATATGAACCATCATGCCCACAAACTAGGCAATATTTTTGTTTGAACTTTGAATAACTACTCATAACACCTAGCAATAAATGTCATCTTGTAACCACGAGTCATGCCGTTCTTCTTTTGAGTTGTAGCCTTTCTTTTCTGTCTTCTTAGTCTTTCTAAGGTTTGAAACGTGAAGTGTAGTACCTTCCTTGAACACTACCTTAAACTCTTTCTTTAGCTTATTGTTCTGGATGTAAGTTTCATACATCAGCTTTAACACGTCTAAAGTGTACCTGTTACCGTTAGTCTGCCAGTATGCTACCACTGGAAGAGATCCACCCGGATTAGTATTAACGTTAATAAAGCACTCTTGAGTTGAGTCGTATAATCGACCATCCTCAGATACGTGCAGCTCTCTAATTGTTGGGTGTTGTTTCAAGATGCTTTTCTCTTAGTTCATCTAAGTAATCTTTTGCCAGCTCATACAACAAAGACTCTACAGGCAGGTCAAGCGTCTTACAGATCTTGCTAATGTGCTTTTCTGGTAGATTAACTTTACCAACTTTAATTGAGGAGTACTGTTGGAATGTTACCCCTAAATGTTCCGATAGTTGTTTTTGAGTGAGTTTTTTATTCTCTCTGGCGTGTTCGATCATTCGCATTGAGTGTTTAATTGATTTCTTCATTGTATCTCCGAGTGAAAATACAATTAGCCCGATTTATCAACAAACTCAATATTATTTTTCATCCCTGTAAAGATTTTCCAATTACGTCTGCACCCTATGTGAAATCTCTCAAGGCTTACAACTCTTTCATGCCCCCTTAGACCTTGAATATCCCACTCTTGTCTAAGCTCAGCTCGCCACACTTTCCATTGAGTCTGCCATGAATCTAGTCTTTCTAGTTCTTCAAATGTTGGGAGGTAAGTTGTTGGGAAGTGGATTATATTATCCGTCATACTGCTTTAGCGGAAAATCTTTGTGCCCTCCAAGGTGATCTTCTTTACACACCGCCCAACTTAACCATCTGTGCCTGTGCACGTATCCGCATTGTCGACTCATTGTCTTAAGTCTTGAGAATGATGACTTATCTTTACCATATCGCCTTTCTAGCTCGGTGTTGGATATGCCGGCGTTTAGCTGTGTCATTATTGATAAAAACTCAAACTCTGAATCAAACTTAAAAGCGTTTTCAGAATACCATTTCCACGCCCCTCTATCTCTAGCGTTTTTCATGTTTTCAACGTGTGTAACCCACCTTAAGTTATCTGCACTGTTGTTTTCTCTGTCTCCATCAATATGATCCACCTCGTAAGCGGCGCTTGGTCTCGGCCCATGAAACAAATTACACATTAAGGTGTGCAATCTTGATTGTGATTTACCATTTAAACTTGCGTTAATGTTGTAATAATAACCCCCGCACGAATCTGTCCTGCCTTTATATGGAATTAATGCTATCCAATCATCTACTATTTTTTTACCTTTTCCAGTTTCAGACCGGCCCCTTCTAACCCTTGTCTCCACTTTTCCACCTCTGTTTGCTCTGTACTCACCAAGTTCCCCAAATGTAATCCACTCACTTGATTCCATTTAAACTCCTTAGTAAATCGTAAAATCCTTGGGCACTAGACTCGCAAAGTATCTCCTGCATTTCTGCCGAAATGACTTGCGATAGCCCGCACACCATATGACTTATATGTTGGATCTCATGGAAGATGGCAACCATTTGTTCGTCTTGAGGTAAATCTTTCCAGACATATATAGTTTTTGTGTTGAAATCAACACACGCCTCACAGAGTACTCCAGCAACGGCTGTTATCTGTTTGTCTGTTACAATTTTGAGTTTGTATTTGCGGCCTAAAATTGTGACTGATTTTGGTAGTCGCTTCATTATTTAATGATAGCGAATAAGGTCAGATAACTTTAGCAGATTTCACTTGAGTAAATTACTTTAAAAAGCCTGACCTAATGTCTTTGTCGATAAGATTCTCTTTACCTAAGAAACATTTAGAGCATTGATGACAGCGCCATATCTGGTGCGCTGCATTTCTTGAGTACTTAATACCATTTTTAAAAAAAGATTGGTTGCCACAAATGCAGGTTTGCTTTTGATAGAATGATGTTAAGTTAATTCTTTTGTCATGTTTTGCTAGTCTCTGGAATAGTTCCCACGTCACTCTAACATCTTGCTTATTGTAGGCTTCTAATTCAATCCATGCTTCAGGATTACCTTTCTTACATTCATCAAAAAGCATCTTACCCGGAAACTTACCATGACCCGATTTTCTCTCTTTTAGGTCAAAGTATTTAGCAGCGTAATCGAGTGAGTTTGACGGTAAGGCGTAGCGAGCTTTAAGCATCTTTAGGGTATCGTATTGAACCGGATCAGGCCGAGGTGGAAGCTCGTATTTCTCGGCTTTGGTATTAAACTTTTTAAGGTCGAACTTGTCAGAGTTGTGTCCCACTATCCAATCTGCCTGTGAGATTAAATCGTGAAGCTTTGTAACTAATTGTTTATCGTCCCTGTAATCAGGATTTTCTCTATTGTCGGCGTATGTTATGTCTTCCTCATCGGTAAACCATGCTGCAAATGATAGAAGTGACCAGTCTTCGATAATGTCTTTGTGGCTGTGGTTTTGATTATAAAGACCGTATGACTCCAAAATCATGCCAGTACATTCAATGTCAAACACAAGGATCTTAGGTGGTCTTATTATTACTTCTACTGGGTCAGTTGATTGGGTGTGCTTGTTGTGTTCAATTCCGGCCTTATTACAGAGGTTAATGTAGCCGTGTTTATTTATCTGACGCTTAGAGATGACTTTAGAGAATTCAAGTAGAGTAGGAGTTTTACCCATCTCTGAAGCTAACTCCTTTAGCTTTTGAACAATGTCGTGCTCATCAAGTTTCTTTCCCACTTACTTAATCGTGGGTTAAATTAAACACAATGTAAAATTTTATTTAGCCGTAGTTTTTAATGGCTTTTTGGTAGTGCTCTGTATAAGTGCCAAGCTCTCCCTTGTATTTAGGGTCAGTGATCTTCTCAAAGAATGGTATCCACTTTTTAGCAGCTTCCTTGTCCTTGTCTAGCAGGTCTTGATTGTCACACATAGCCTTGATGATGAACCTATGTGGCCCGCCATCTCGAATGATAAAATACTTACTATTGGCCCACACGCCTTTTTCTATTGGATAATCCCAATCAACACCACCAGAGCCGTTACCTAAAATAATTTGAACATCAGACGCCTTTTGCGCTATGTATTGTTTTTTAATCCCAAGATCATTTATTGCCTTGCGAAAGTCTGGAACCATTGGAGCAACCCTGTGACTACCCAATAAATACATTACCAGACGCTCGAGGTCGGTCGAGGTGACGTTTTTAACCTCATCGAATATCAGAGCAAGCACATCGCCATTATAGGCTTTATTGAAGCGATTTATGAGAGGGTTAATTTTCGCACTGAATTCTTGATTGTTCATTTTTGCACCTTTTTCAAAAAGTCTTGGATTATTGAATCGGCTTGATTTGTGTTTGAGTAATTACCGCTAAGAACCTTCAGAGCGTTGTCGTAATCAACAAGCCAGAGGAGATTAACCTTCCAAGAGTCAGTGCCCTTAGAGAGAAATTCGCTAGAAGTTGCTTGGGCAAAAAGATTGCGCCACTTGTCTAGCGTGTCCAGATGTTTTATCGCCTCGATGCAGTTTTCAAGGTGCTTACCACCTCCAAGACCCGGAACGGTCTGGCCGCTAGCGGCAAATTCCCTGTTCCAAACATCAACAATGGCATCTGGCGTTACACTTTTACTTGCCGCTGGTAATATTATATTTCCTTTTATTTCTTTTCCTTTTATTTTATTAGAGGGGGTGGAGGGTGTCGTTTTTTTGTAAGAACCGTAGTATTTTGAATAGTTAGGTATGTCTATTGAGTATGTAGAATCACACTTAGTGTACACTAAGAGCCCACTTAGTTGTAACTTAGTTATAACTAAGTCTACACTATCTACTCTCTTACGCCATGTATTAGCTAATTCTCTTGCGGTTATTTTAACAAATTCTTGTTTACTGTTTTTGGCATAATGCGCACCGTAAATTTCAAGAAGGGTGTAGTAATATGCAAAACCAATAATACCCACATCATCAACAAAGCTGTTTAGTTTGGGGTTTAAGTGAGCATCAAAACGATGTCTAAAATAGCCGTAATTAATCATCCCTATCTCTTTGTTTGTTCGCCTGTGCAGATAAGCTGAAATTCTTTTGATAAAACTCTTAAATCTAGCTCATTAAGATCTCTAAGAATAACAATGAAATTCATAAATCCAAGCCTAGGGTTATCCTTGACGGTAAAGGATGCAACCTTATCGTGGCTGATGATTAGCCTATTCATCATCTGCCATGCTTGCTGATTGAGCTTTGTATTAATCTCGAGCGTAATTATTTGCATATACCTCCAAATAAAAAGACCCCGCCTAGCAATCCTTACGGAGAGCTGCACCTAGGTCGGGGATGAGTGGCCTTGCGGCCTTATTGATTAAATTAGTGACGGTGCAGCCGCCTTGATAGTGAACCCACAATAAAGCAATCGGTCTTAAATGTAAACATATCCAAAACAAGCTTATATAATTTACAAGTTCACTTGATTAATTTAAGTCATGTGCTAGATTACGTTTATGCAAACAGAAATAACTAGATGTGCTTCTTGCAGATGTGAAGTTGAACATTTTTATGATGAATCATTAACTGTTGTAAAAGTTACACCTTGCAATTGCGCTAAAGTTGAATTAAAAAAGCCACTAGACAAAGCATTTAAGAAGATTGATCAGATACTAAACATTAGGAGATACAATAATGGAAAAGCCAAACCTTTATCAAAAAATAAACCAAATCCAAAAGCAAATTACCTCTATTCAAAAGAACGCTAGAGTCGAGGTAACCAGAGATCGTTTCTACACCGCTGTAGAGCATGACGATGTTTCTGAGTTGTTCCACACACCACTGGCAGAAATAGGAATCTTTTGTAAGGTTGACGTAATCTCATCAAGCGTTACCGAGATTATTAAAGAGACTGAGTACAATGGCAAAAAAGAGCTTAAGTATTCTTACCGCGCCGACATAACGGTAGAAGTGACTTTCATTAATGCTGATGACCCTAACGAGTTCTTTAGTGTTAAAAGCTTTGCGTATGCGTTTGATAGCGGTGATAAGGCAGCCGGTAAGGCTGAATCAATGGCGGTAAAATATGTCTACCTTAAAAACTTTAATCTTCCTTCGTTTGATCAGGAAGAACAAAGAGATTATGAGAGACAGTATCACCAGCAAACCACTCCAAAGCAACAACAGAACCAACCACCACAAGGTCAAGTGCCAGCATCAGACGCTCAGAAAGGTGCTATGAGAAAGCTGGGGATTCAATTTAACGACAACGTGACTAAGCAACAGGCAACTAAGCTTATCCAAGACTTTAACAATAAAAAATAGGACTACTGTGGCATTTTTAAACTCAGTCGCTTTAATTGGTAACGGATACGACATTAAAAGTAAGTTAACAACTACAGGTAAATCATTTGTGTCGTTTAATTTAATGGTGGTCGATAAGCATAACAACGAAGAGCGAAAGAATTACTTTCACGTTAACTGCTACTCTGGGTTAGCTGACAATGTTGAAAAGTACTGGGAAGAGGGTAAGCTGTT